CAAAGCGGAGTCAGCCGCCGCGGCACCGCCACCGGTTGTCGAGACACCTGCTCCAAAAGTAACAAAAGCACCATCTAAAAAGACCACTGCTAAAAAGGAGCTAACCAAGAGAACAGCAACAAGAAGAACGACCAAAAAGAAAGCAGATACCTGATATTTTGAAAGTAACGGTTTAACAAGCCCCTCGTCTTATTGATGGGGGTTTTGTTTTATCTAAACTATTTATAGTAGACAGGAGACTGCATGCATGCCAACCATAGTAAGACCATCAACCTTAACTGTAACCATAGCTGAGCAAATTGAACTTCACTCGCACTCATTTAATACTAGAAATAGGATAACGTTTCCCGGTATAAGCGAAATATCAAGTAGAATAGTGTCCACTGACGGTACAGGTTCTACTGAAATAGTTCGGTTTGCGGCGTCCGCATCAGCCGGGCAGTTTATAAATTCTGATGTTAGATATCTAAGAATAACCAACCTAGATAGCTCTAACTTCGCAACCCTAAGATTTACAGGCGCCAGTTCAACAGATTATGCGTTTAGGTTGGATCCGAGAGGTAGCCACGTTATCCAAGCCACTTTGCCCTCCGATTCAGCGAATGTTGGTGTTACTAAATATGCTGACATTTCCGGAGTCACACTAACTGACTTGCAGGCCATCGCAGCCACCGCAAACTCAGCCTCGGTAGATTTAGAATTATTTATAGCCAGTGTATAAGGAGATATAAATGGCCAAGCCAACATTAACGCCAGTTTCTACGACAAGCACTGTGGTTTTAACATCGACAGGCAGTACGTCTGTGCAAGGCAACGGCGCCGCAAACCCCTCACACTATCCATTTGGGCTTTATGTTGATACAGAATCAGATCTCTTTGATGCTAATTTTATTAAGGGGGCTGCCGATCAAGTGGCCTATACGTTTAAAAAACTTGGTGGTGATGTATTGGACATAGAAATCACGCCCGGTAATGTTTACACTGCGTATGAAGAAGCTGTTTTAGAATACTCTTATCACATTAACAAACATCAGGCTAAAAATGTTTTGGGCAGTCTTTTAGGTTTTGCCACTGGCACTTTTAATCACGATGGGCAGATGGTTGGTGGAGATGCCGCTGGTTCTGCTGTCAACCTAGCGTTTCCAACATTTAAGGCCGAGTATGCCCGTCGTGTAGGTGAAGGGTTCTCTGAAGAGGCTGGCATTGGAGGCAACAACACTTTCTACTCAGCTTCTTTTAATCTATCAGCTGGCGTTCAAGATTATGATTTGCAAACTATCATATCCCGATCAGCAGCAACAAACGTAGACGAGTCAACTGGCGGCGCCGTTCCATATGCCGACTTAGTTGGCAACAGTAAAGTAAAGATTCATAGAGTGTTCTACAAGACCCCCGGAGCAATGTGGAGATTTTACGGATACTATGGCGGCCTTAACGTAGTAGGAAACTTAAACTACTATGGCCAATATTCAGACGATACTACTTTTGAGATTGTTCCTGTTTGGCAGAATAAGCTTCAAGCCATGGCGTATGAGGACCACTTATTTACTAGATTATCGCACTATTCATATGAGTTGTTTAACAACAAGCTAAGAATATTTCCAATTCCACACGGCTTTGTTCCAGCTATGTATGTGCAGTTTACTATTGATAGCCAGCCTTGGACAGAGGACTCAGATAGAAAGAATGGCACTGATGGTATCAATAACATGAATACGTTGCCATTTGATAACATACCTTATAAAAATATTAATGCCATTGGTAAACATTGGATTCGTAGATATGCGCTAGCTCTTTGTAAAGAAATGCTCGGACAGATCCGTGGTAAGTTTGGTGGCAACATCCCAATACCCGGCGACAATGTTTCACTAAATTCAGGAGACCTTCTTACACAAGCTAAAGACGAGCAAGATGGCCTGAAAGAAGAACTTAAAACTATATTAGATGAGATGACCTATAAGGCTCTCGCGGAGCAGGATTCGGCTATGGTAGCAGCTATTGACAAGGTTAATAGCAACATTCCACTAATGATTTATCAGGGGTAACTTAGATGTCAAATGAAAATAAATGGACACAACCAGACGCCCCACCCCCTCCTCTCTTTACAGGAAAGAAAGAACGAGACCTTGTAAAGCAGGTTAATGATGAGCTTATAGAACGTGTTATTGGTCAGACCGTAATTTATTATCCGATAGACCAGAACACAACTAATTTCCATCCCATCTATGGGGAGGCAATATTAAAGAACTTTTTGCCACCTGTGAGAGTTCATGCCCTAGTAGAATGGGAAGGTATCCAAACAAAATATCAAGACAGTATAGGTCTTGATAAAGATTCCTCAATCGTAGTTCACTTTCACAAGCGAAGATTAATTGAGGACCAAGATTTGTTTGTTAGGGAAGGAGATTTTGTTCTGTACGGTGATACATTCTTTGAGATAGTTACTCTTTCTGAGCCCACGCAATTATACGGTCAGATTGATCATTTGCTAGAAATATCAGCTAAATGCATAAGAGCACGGGAGGACTTATTCAATGCCATCTAAGTATGATTTTACCGAGTTGAAAAACGCAGACAGCAGGCTAAAAGAAGTAGCCTTTATGCCGTCAACAATAGAAAACATTGATACCGCCCTGTACAATCATATTAGGGATGAGCTTGCTTTACAAACAACAACCAACAAAGGTAATATTGCCGTTCCAGTTCTTTGGGTTGCTGCTGAGAGAGCCCATCAAATTAAAAATTCTAGAGATCAAGATATCCGCGACCGAAAGGGAATCTTTAAGCTCCCGCTAATGACTGTTGAAAGAGCTTCAATGACCAAAGACCCGGCGTTTAAAGGCACTTGGCAAGCCCACATGCCAGATTTTGGCACAGGTCTTAGAAAGATAAGAAGAGTAAATGTTCCGGCCGCCGCCAGAATAAATCAAGTTAAGACATCAAATTTTGCGAATGCCTTTGCCGCCCGCCGTGCGGGAGCTAACAATGATGTTGGTGTAGGACAATTAAATTTTCCAATAAAAACTAAGAAGAAAGACCCTACAGTTATACAAACTTTGTATCAGCCAATTCCTATTTGGGTCAATGCAACATATAATTTAAGAATTAGAACCGAGTATGTTCAACAGATGAATGATCTTATACAGCCATTTTATACTTTTACAGGTCAGGCTAATTCGTTTTTTATTACTAATGAGGGCCATCGCTATGAAGCATTTGTTGAGGGTGATATATCCTATAGTAACAACACAACCAATTACGGAGAAGAAGAACGAACATATATTACGGACATAAAATTAAAGGTTCTTGGCTATCTTATGGGCGAGGGTGCCAACGATCCAAAACCCAAGATTACCATGATAGAGAATTTTGTTGATGTCAAGATTCCTCGCGAAAGAGTTATTGTGGGCGACATTAACGACTCATTCCGTGAGGACGAAGAAGCAAAAGGTTTTTATAGAGAGTAAGGTCTTTGCCTCTATACAATACTATTTATAAAGTGAAAGGAACCATATTCGGACAATTGTGGTTTAAGGAGACAAAGTAATGCCATCAGACGCTAGTAAGTTTAGATTCGTATCCCCCGGTATTTTCATTAATGAAATAGACCAATCGCAAATCCCCGCGATTCCCGACGCTGTAGGCCCAGTCATTATAGGGCGATCAAGAAAGGGTCCGGGCATGATCCCAACCAAGGTTGGATCGTTCTCTGAGTTTGTTCAAACCTTTGGCGAACCTGTCGATGGCTTTGGTGGTAGCGGCGATGTTTGGCGCGACGGCAATTTTTCAGCACCGACATACGCCGCATACGCCGCACAGGCTTATCTCCGCTCTGGCGTTGGTCCTGTTACTTTCCTTCGTCTCATGGGGACTGACTCGCCTGAGGCCACGACCGCTGGGTTAGCCGGCTGGCAGACAACAGCTATAACACCCACCTCCACTTTAGGTACTAATGGTGGGGCTTACGGCCTCTTTGTTTTTGCATCCGGTTCTACAAGAGACACAGCAAACGAAGGAACCCTTGCTGCTGTCTGGTATCTAAACGAGGGCGCTATTATTCTTTCCGGTAACCTTGCCTCCACTGGTGCTACCGCTGCTACCACTGGAGCAGCCGGCGCAGTTATTGAGGCCACGAATGGAGAGTTCAAAGCACAGATTTACAGCACTTCTGGTAACCCCACTACGGGAGCAGGTAAGTTAGAAGACATAACCTTTAATCTAACTGAAGGGAGTCGTAACTTTGTCCGCAACGTATTCAACACAGACCCAACTGCTACTAACGCCGATATTAACGTAGCAGCAGCCAAGACTTACTGGCTCGGCGAAACCTTTGAAGGTCAGGTCCAAAGACTTAATCTCGCTGGCCAAACACAGTTTGGAGCTATTGTAGCAGTCGCCAACGGCGCCTCGGGTGTTAACACGCCGGCCGAAAAGCGCTATCAGTACCGCGATGCACATTCTGGCTGGTTCTTCGCGCAGAGCTTAAATGCTGACACGGCCTCATATACACACGAAGGCCAGCAAAAGCTCTTTAAGTTTGTTGGAATTAACGGCTACGGCTCTTGGCTACAAGAAAACATTAAGATTTCTATTAATAACATCAAGGCCCCGAGCAATGAAAATGTTAAGTATGGCTCATTTGATATTGAAATCCGTAAAGCTGACGACACAGACCTTGGACCAGTAATTCTAGAGCGCTTCTCAAACTGCAACTTGGATCCCAAGAGTTCTAATTATGTTGCCAGAAAAGTAGGTGATGTTAAGTTCTCTTATAACGAAGAGGAAGACAGATATGAAGAGTTGGGCGATTACCCCAACCGCTCAGAGTATGTTAGAATTGTTTTGGCAGAGCAAGTTGCTAACAACAATGTTAATGAAAAGGTTCTACCATTTGGCGTCTTTGGCCCGCCAAGATATGCTAGCTGGACATATTTCACTGGATCTGAAACTGGGCCCGACCCGGCAGCACTTGTTAACAATGCCCCACTAGCCTCTTCTTATGCTTATGGCGCTAATGCCATACCGTTCAGCGCGGCACCCTCAACTAGTTTGTGGGTTGGTGACAAAACAAGCGCAACAACAGCTCAATATGGCACAGCGTCTATTGCATACCCGGCGGTCAACACTCGCCTAAGCTGCTCTAACGGCGCTGATGGTGCATCACCAATCAAGAGTGCTTACTTTGGCCTTCAGACTACCAAGACGCGTACAAGCACCGTATTTGATGCAGGCTACAGCGATTACTTAAGGCCGTTTGGTATGGATACTATCGGTGACGACGCATGGGTTGATGCCTTCGGCGAAGGCGGTTATCCCTCTAATCTAGTGCCGCAGTTCAAGTTTACACTTGACGAGGTGTTTGTTACAACAGGCTCTGCCTACTTGGCAACCAGTCCAACACTCAATATTACTGACGCTGCCTACATCAGTGGGTCACACGCGAATGGAACATCGTTCACAGCTGTTAGTAATGCCTATGGCACTGCAAACTATGAAAGCATTCTTGACGCCAAGATCAACCGCTTTACCTCTCCGCTATTCGGTGGGTACAATGGACTTAACATCAAGGAGCGCGACCCATTCCGCAACACCCTGCTTTCTGGGAAGACGGAAGAAAATTCTTATCCTTGTTACACACTCCGACGTGCAATCAGAACTATAGCAGACCCAGAAGTGATTGAAATGAACTTGGCTTCTGTCCCGGGCTTAACAAACCCAGAGATAACCAAGTTCCTTATTGATACTTGTGAGGCTCGTGCAGATGCTCTGGCAGTTATTGATGTTGAGGGGGGATTTGTCCCTAGGGCTGAGAATGACAAGACCGCTGAAGAACGCAAAGGCAATGTCGCTAACGTGCTATCCAATATGAAGGCTAGAAACCTCAACTCTTCATATGGTGCGGCTTACTATCCGTTCGTTAAGGTTAGAGACGATCAGACTGGCACCATAATTACAATGCCACCATCTGTTGTTGCTCTAGGCGTCCTAGCTAACACAGAGCGCGCCGCTGATGTCTGGTTTGCCCCTGCTGGCTTCCGACGAGGCGGTCTATCCCTTGGGGCCGGTGGGCTCACTGTAACGGGCGTAGAGACCAAGCTAACGTCTCGTAACCGCGATGACCTTTACGAGCTTAACATCAACCCGATTGCTTCTTTCCCCGCAGAGGGTATCGTGGTCTTCGGACAAAAGACGCTTCAGGCAACACCATCGGCGCTTGACCGAATTAACGTTCGGCGCCTTCTTATCTTCCTCAAGAGAGGCATTTCAAGAATCGCAAGTACAACACTCTTCCAGCCTAACGTTCAAGCTACTTGGAATAGCTTTAAATCTAAAGCTGATCGTTTTCTCGGTGATGTTCAAGTTCGTTTCGGGCTCACAGACTTCAAGGTTGTTCTTGACGAAACCACTACAACTCCGGACCTAGTTGACCGCAACATCCTCTACGCGAAGGTGTTTATCAAGCCGGCTAGAGCCATTGAGTTTATTGCTATTGACTTTATCATCACGCGGTCAGGAGCTTCTTTTGAGGACTAAAACTTGATTCATGACTATTTAAAAATAGATAGGGAGATACTACTACATGTCGACTGATACAAACTTCTGGACTAATACACCGACTAGAGACCCAAAAAGAGGCTTTCGTTTCCGGCTTCAAATTGATGGACTCGGTGGTGAAGGAAACGCTATTTGGTATGCTAAAAAAGCGGATAAGCCCACCATTAGCTTTGGTGAAGCTTCGCATTCTTACTTAAACCACACTTATTACTGGCCCGGTAGAGCAGAGTGGAATGAAGTTTCAGTTACATTAGTTGACCCTATCCAGCCCGCTCTGGCTGGGAATATGGCTGCACTCGTCGCCGCAGCTGGGTATAGAATACCTATCAATGGCACCACGCCGGAACAGTACAAAACCATGTCTAAGTCTAGCACCATCACACCGCTTGGAGTTGTGCAGATTGATCAGATTGATGAGGATGGGGTAGCTATCGAAACTTGGATTCTAAATAACGCTTGGGTTAAGGAATTAACATGGGGCGAACTAGACTACTCCAACGACGATCTAACAGAATGCACGGTTAAATTCCGTTACGATTGGGCATCTCTCACAGCCGAGCGTGATGCGTTTGTCGACCTTGAGGCGGCCGACGGTTCGCCATTCTTCCGCGGACCCGGCAGAAGCTAAGGGAGTTTGAATGGCGCCCAGCGAAGGTCCAAATCCGAAAGCACACAACTTCTGGACTGGGACACGAAATAACTACGATCCCAAGGCCCAGTTCCGATTCTCAGTTCAGATCCCCGGCTTGGGCTTAGAAGACAACAGAGAACGGAACGCGGATGGGATACCAGTCGCAAAAGGCGGCGCCTCGGCAGCGAACTCCGCGTATGCTGACATAGCCCATACAAATGGCGATACAATCTGGTGGGTCAAAACAACTGATAAGCCCGGATATTCTGTTACTAACCTAGCCGAGGGGAATGAAGCGGTTAATGCAGTCCCTCTGGACCCTGAGTTGGCAACAAGTCCAAAGTTTAAGCCGGTTACTATGACATTCATCGACCCTGTATATCCAAATGTTACAAGAAAATTAGCTAGAGTTCTAAGAAGGACTGGGTTTCAAGATGACAAAGCTCTGCTCGCCGCACAAAACGTATACGGTGGTCCAAGCGCAGCTTATATCGGAACCATTGAGTTTGTAAAAATTAATCAACTTGACTCTCGTGGCCAAGTCATTGAAACATGGACTCTGCACGATGCATATCCAGCAGAGGTAAACTATGGAAAACTAGATTATTCTAGTGATAACTTAGTGGAGATAACCGTAACGTGGGGGTACAGAACATTTTCAGTCGACTTCCCAAATATAGGAAACGAATTAGAATTTGAGTATTTTAAAGATATCTTTCAGGTGCGCCCCGGCGGTGGCGGCCCCAAGAGCGTCAAGTTCCTGTGCAAGAATAGTCTTGAGTATTATAATAACAATAAAAAGAAGTGCGCCGCTGTCGAAGCAAAATTTGGCGTCAATTGAGTAGTAACTATTAAAACAAAGAGGTAATAATGAGAGATAACAACAAGCGGTTTTCAGCCGGCGCCGATCCGGCGCCTGCCGTTGCTG